GCCGTCCAGGTTGTTCTGCACCATGCCCCTGCCTCGGTCGGCGACTTCGTGGCGCGCTGACACCAGCGCCTCACGCACGGCGACCGCGGCCCGCCCGTCGAACAGGGGACCGGTGATGATGACCGTGGCCATCAGACGGCCCGCTGCCGGGCCTTGCGCCCGTATTGGGCGTAGGCCATGGCCCGGATGCTCCCCAGCCCGCCCCCGGACGCGGACTGCGCCGGGTCCGCCCCGACCGTGCCGCTGTAGGCCGACCCTTCCTGCCGGAGCAGGTTGACGGCCTCAGCGATGGCCAGCTCACGCACCAGCGACGGGTACAGCTGGGTGGTCAACGGTGCAGCGTCCAGATGGCTGGCCGCGGTTGAGCCGGTCGCGCCCCGGGTCACGGTCAACGAGCGGGGCGCGAAGATGGTGGCGCCGGATGTGTGCGCGGCCAGCGTGCTGCCGTCCCATGAGCGGCGCACCGTCAGACTGTTGCTGGCGATATCAACGATGAGCATGCGTTCGGAATCGATGAGGATCGTCTCGCCCACCGCGTAGCCGCTGCCGGTGGTGACCGCGACGGTGGTCGCTGCCGCGCTGCTCGCCAGCGTCGCCGTCTGCAACGTCTGCCCGGTGGTGATCATGGCCTGCCCGGTGACCATGAGCCGCTCGGTGTCGGCGAGCAGCAGCGACCCGGCGTCGACCAGCGACGAATCGGTGACTGCGACCGTGGTCACCGATGCGTTGATCGCTCCGGCCAGGGCGCCGGCCGGGGCGGTCCGGTTGTCGTATCCCCATACCCCGGTGATCGCAATGGCGCGCTGGTGGGTGCTCCCGGTGGTGAACGCCGATGCCGACGCGAGGTTGATCTCCACCCGGTCGTACGGTGGGCCGTAGTTGGCTGGCTCCAGGAAGTACCCTGACGCGCCGATGGTGGTTCCGCCGCTGGTCAACGTGGTCACCGACAGGAGCTCGTTGTCATTGAGCCACAGGCGCCATGGTCGGGCGTACTGGTCGTTGGGCCAGTCGAAGTAGCGGGTCGCTGTCGTCGGGTAGAACACGCGGGACAGCAGCGACTCAACGGCGCGGGAACCTGAGGCGGCAGCACGGTCGACCAGCACGTTGGCGCGTGCCGTCTCTTTCACGTCGAGGGCGCCTTTGACGTCCCCCCGTGTCGCATACCAGGGATATCCCACCCGTTGACTCGCTTTCTGGTCACAGGTCGCCCGTGGGCGGCCGGGTGAGGCATGAAGTTGTGGGCCGTACAAGGGCGAGGATACGCGCCGCACGTCGGTATGCTCGCCCGCATGCCGTAGCCGACACCCTCTGACATGCCGGCGCCCCCACCAGCAAGACCCAAGTGGTGGGGGCGCCGGCGGTACGGCTACGACTCCGTACCGCCGGGGTAGGTCACCGCGCTGCCCCAGGTCCATCCGTCGAAGCGGCAGTGCAGCGACCCGTTCGGTCCCTGCTCTAGAGGTTCCCCGTCGTTCGGACACGCGGACGGCCGGCGCTCCCGAAGGCGCTCAGCCTCGAGCTTGGCTTCCCGGGTGATGTCGATGAGCTGGTCCCAGCTGATGATTCCTCATTCTGCTCGTCGGCGCTCGGCGGCTCCGGCTCCTGCTCGCCGACCGTCGCGCCCACCATCGTTGTCTTCGGCATCCGTGCCAGCCTAACAGGGTAGAAGCAGCATCTCGATGAGTGCCGTCATTGACAGATTGTCGGCGGTTGCGGCGACCGCACGCACAGACAGATCGGTGAGCGCCGGGAGCGGCGGACCCCCCGGATAATCGATGTGCAGAGGGTTGCTGGTGGTCACGATCTGGTCGTTGAGCAGCAACCAGATGGATGACTGGTAGGTGCGCATCGCTAGCGCCACCGTCGCCTCCTGCGCGGACGTGGCCGCGTTGCTGCAGGCGTACAGAGTGGAGGTGACCAGACCCTTCTGCCCGAACGGGACCGTGTAGACGGCGCTGTGCGACTGCGCCGTGCCCGGTGTGATCACCACGAACACGTTTGCCGTCGTCGTCGCGTGCTTGATCGTGACCGTTCCGGCGTTCGTCTGACCCGACCCGCCCGAGATGCCCGACGCCCGGAACGCCCGGTACCACGTGGTGGTGGTGACCACGGGGGTCACGCCGTTGAGCGTCACCACCTCGATCTGGACGCGACCGGTCGCGTCGAGCCCCTCGATGTACAGGGTTCGCATTCCGGTTCCGGCCGCCGCGTCCGCCGCCGACGACGACACGATCGACAGTGGCTCGGCTGTCGAAAGCGCGCCGGACGGGAAGCCCGTGTAGAGCCCCCCGCCCGCCCAGATGTCTTCGGGTGTGGTCGCCGCGTCCACGTCGGTGTTGCGTCCGAACGACGTTACCGTCGAATGGCCGCCCGTCCACCCAAGCGCTATCTGGGTGTACCCCGACAGCCCGGGGCGGGCGGTAGCCATGTCAGAACGCCGCTACCACGTTGCCGTCAGCCGACACGGGAACGTAGGTGATGTGCCACGTCACCGCGCCGTCCGCGCCGGTCGCCGTCACCTGGTCGATCGTTCCGGCCGCCGCCGCGAATGTGGCGGTAGCGCCCACCCGGACCGCCCCGATGCCGAACAGCAGCGACCCGGCCGGAAGCGGCGGCAGCCCGAGCAGATCACCAGCTGGCGTGTCGGTGGTGCCGATGTCGGTTGCCGCGCACAGGTCGCCTGTCGTTCCCGTGGTCGGGTTGACCTGCAGCTTGACGGTGTTGGCGACCGTGATTGCCGTGTCGACATACCCGAGTAGGCCGGTTACCAGCACGATCCCGGTGACGGTGAACAGCGACTTGGTTTCCACCACCAGCGTGTAGCTGGACGTCTTCGCGTACCGACCCAGTGCGTTGAGCCGGACCGACGTGTTGTTACTGACCGAGCTCATCTGCCGCTGCCTCTCACGCGCTCAGAATCGGCAGATTCGCCGGGTTACGCTGCACCGTCAGATCACCCTGGATGGCTTGCACCAGACCGGACGCGCCGACCGACACCTTGATGAACGCCTTCAGGTCGGGCAGCGCGTTGTTGTCGACGTAGAACGCGACGCTGCCCGACGTGATCACCACGGTGTTCGCCGCCGTCTGCGACGCCTTCACCCAAGCGGCGGTGCCGTTGGTCGCCGTGTTGGTGTAGGTGCGGGTGATGATCGCACCGGGTGTCGCGTACGACCCGGCGAACGTCGAGGCCACGGTGATGGTGAACGTGTCGTTGCCGGTGCACACGAACGTCCAGCCCGACCCTCCGGCGCACTTCAGGCCGACACCCGCCGCGATCGGTACGACGTTGACCGTCCTGCCCAGAATCTCCATGCCCATGTCGGGCCACCTCACTGCACCGGGTCGTTACTGCCGGCGCGTCTGACCGATGCCGCGGCGTGCTCGCCGCTGCCACGATCAGGGTAGCCCAGTCACTGGCGGCGCCACGGCCACGCGCCGGACGGGACGCTCCCCAGAAGCGCCCATGCGGCCAGGAACACCAGGCCGAGCGCCACCAGATTGACCGGCGAGGACACGGCGAAGCAGGCGAGCACGAAGCAGATAAGCGCCACCAGGGCGCACACGGTGGACATGTCTGAGACATACCCGCCGCGCGGCGCGGGAAACGGGCACCCGGCGAGCAGCGGGGAAGCCTGCTCGTCGGGTGCTCGCCGTCAGGTCCGGGTGCTGGAGAGCTGCACGAACGGGGTGAGCGTGCTGGATCCGCGCTTCGGGGTGATCGCCGAGTTGATCCACGGCTTACCGTCAATCCGCTCGGTCACCCGGTACGCCATGAGGTCGTTGCCGAACTTGTAGTGCTCGCTGGCTGCCACCTGCATGGACTGCCGGTCACCGATCAGGTAGTAGGACAGGTCCACGAAGCTGATGTCCCCCGACGTGCCCAGTGCCTGTGCCTTCTCGGTGAAGATGACCGGACGGCCATAGATGCTCATCGGGGGGGCGCCCGCGACACCACCACTGGTCAACCACACCGGTGCGCCGCCCGTACCCACCGACAGGGCCATGGTGGCCAGCTGCGGGAAAGTCTCCAGGTTGGCCACCCACACCGCCGTGCCGAGCGACGCCGGGAGCATGCGGGCGTACATGGCGGCCAGATTCTCCACCACAATGGTGTTCGCACCCTGCCCGACCACGGCGGTCGTGTTGACGCTCGCCGGGCAGCTGATGAACCCGGTGGGTTCACCCACCCCGGTGCCGTTCATGAACGCGTCGTCTTCGTACCAGGTGATCGCGGCCGGCAGTGCGGCCGAGAGGAACGCGCTGAACGCCGACGCGTCGGAAATGAGCTCGTTGGGTACCTGGCAGTAGGCCGTGAGTTTCTTGGCGTCCAGCACGATCCGCATGAATGCCGCCTGCGACTCGGTGAGGGCCGCCCCCTCCTCCGTCCAGTACGCGATCACGCCGCCGAACACGCTGCTCGCGTTGCTGGTAGCATCCACGGCCGGGATCGGGACCCGCAGCGACTCCATTGGGATGGTCGTCGCCCGGGGCCGGACAACGGCGTTCTCCAACGCGATCATCAGCAGCTGGGAGCGGAGCGTCTCGGGGATCAGGAACCCACCGTCGGCGGGAACGACCGAGCCGAAGGAGTTCATGATCTGCAGCGCCTGATCGCGGCGTGCCACCATGTCGCGCTGGCCGGTCGGACCGACCATCTGGGCCGACCGGGGGCTGGCCGCGCGGAGCACGTCGGCGATCGACTCGCCGTACACGCCTTCCACCGCCGACCCGAGCGCCTTCGGGTTGTGCATTCCGAACTGCTCGTCGGCCCGCGACCGCTTCGCCTTCGGGCCGGCCGGCCCGAGATCGGGGTGGCCCCCGCGCTTGCCCTGGGACTGCATGAACTCCTGCAGCCCGAGTTGCACCTGCTCGCGGACCTGGATCTCGATCTCGCCGTCGCGCTTGCGGACGTTCTCGGCGTACGCCTTGACGGTGCTGGCGAACGTGCCATCGGACAGGGCTGCCTGCAGCTTGCCGGACTCGGTGAGTCCGGCGAGGAACTCCTCCAGCTCGGCGGGCGCCGATGGGGCGGTGGTCGTCATGCTGCCTCCCTCAAGGCGTCGCGCAGTGCGGACAGGATGTCCAGCGGCGGGATATCGGCAGGCGTGTCGGTGGCCTGCGGTGCTCGGGTCGTGCTCGTCGGTGTGGCTGGTTCGGTGGTCGTTGGTCGCGGTTGGGTTCGGTTACGGAATTGCGACAGATCGTACGCTGCCATCCCGGGCATCATCGGTTCGTCCGAATCCGGTTCCTCATCCGGTCCGTCCGGCGCCTCTGCCGCTCCGCGCACCGCGTCGGCGAGGCCGGCGGTGACCGCCCCCCCCGCGCTGTACCAGGTCTCGGCGAGCATCGCGGAGCGCCACTGCTCCGCGTCCCCACCGGCCTTGCCCTGATAGATGCTGGCAATGTTCGCCGACACCCGTTCCAGGCTTGCCGCCATACTGGTCATGTCCGCGGAATCGCCGACGCACATGCCCCAAGCGTCGTGAATCATCAGCTCGGAGTTCGGGGCCATGAGCACGTGGTCCGCGCCCATGAGTACGAAACTGGCCGCGCTCGCCGCGATGCCTTCCACGACGGCGGTGACATTCCCGGGATGGGCGCGCAGGGTGTTCAGCATGGCGATCCCCTCGAACACGTCGCCACCGGGGGAGTTCACATGCAGGGTCACATCACCGGGGCCGGCGTCGGCGAGGGCCGCCACGAAGTCCGACGCCATGACACCCCACCAACTGATCTCGTCGTACAGATACAGGTGCGCCGAGCCCTTCCCGGTCGCCGACGCGCGCACCGCCAGTTGGGGCGCACCCGACAGCAGGGCGAACATGCGGCCACCTGCTCGCCGATTCTGGTGACGGTTCATACCCCTGCCTCGATCCTGTTCAGGTAGACGTTCTGCCGGCCCGGTAGCGCCCCCATCGGTATGGACACGTCGCCACCGGCGCTCGCCGTCGTGGCAGCGGAACCGCTGGCGACCTGCCCGGTCCACGGGATGTCGGGCAGGCCGTACGCGGACAGGCACCCGGACGGGTCGAAGCCGACGCCGACCAGCAGCGCCACGGCCTTCGCGTTCTCCATCGCGACCTTCGCCTTCACCTCGATGTCGTCGTCCACCGGCGAGCAGTAGAAGAACTCCACGCCGCTGGCCGTCGCCCCGAACAGCGGCAGAAGCTGGCTGTTGAGCGCCTGCATGATGCGTTCCAGGCGCGGCACCATCTTCCACTTCGCGAAGCTCGCGTCGGCGGCAACGGCGTTGGCGCGGTTCACGTCATCCGACAGCCCGATCATGTGCTTGTGCACGCCGTACGCCTCAAGGATGAGCTCGCGGCCCAGATTCCGGATCCCGAGAAACTCCATTTCCTTGAACGTGTAATTCGCGTTCACCCACTTCATGCCGTTCTCGATGATCCCGACACGGTGCGCGTTGCTGGTACCCCGGTGGGATTCGCCCCACCGCGTCTGGAACCGGTCGAAATCGGCGTCGGTCAACTGGCCCGGTGCTTCCACGATGCCGCCGGGGATGGCCGAGTTGCGGAAGAAGTTCCTGGTGTATTCCGCGCCCAGTGCCACTGACTCGAGGTCGGCGGTGAGCGCCCGCACCGGGGAGATACCGCGGTACACGTCGTTGGGGTCGGGCGTCTGGATGTGGATGACCTCTTCGGTCGCCAGTCGGGTCAACGTGCCGTCCGGTTCGGTGTAGTCCCACCCCAGCAGAAACGCATCCTTGTCGGGCACTTCGGTCATGCGGTCCGGGCGTACCGGCCACAACGCGATCGGCATCGAACCGAGGCGCTCCACCACGAGGAACGTCTCACCCGCGAGCTCGATGTGCTGTTGGGCGCGCTCCACCAACTCGGATCGGGACATGAACGCGTTCGGCCGGTTCCACAGCGCGATCGCCGCGTGCTGCGCGACGTCGACGCGCTCGCCGTCCTGCTCGCTGGGCCGGCGCTTACGGCACATTCCCCATTCCACCTGCGCGGTGGAACCGGCCAGGAGCGTGACCACGCTGAACAGGGTGGACACCGCGCCGTAGGCGTCCAGTGGCCCACCCGAGCGTCCGCCGATGCCGAGCAGGTGCGACCCGCGTCCGATGGCGTATCCGACCGGGCTGTTGCGGAACGCGACGGCAACCGAACGGACCGCACGCCACACTGTGGCAGCCATCCTGCTCGCCGTAGCAGCCATCCTGCTCGCCGTGGCGCGCGGCATGGCGCGGTGCCGTTCGCTCATCGGCACCTCACAGCGACCTGTACCGGTATCCGCCCACGAGGTCGCGCGCGGCGACCACGTAGCGGAGTGCGTCCATGCCGTGATCATCGCACTTGAGCGGTCTGTCCTTCGTGCCCGACTCCCACGTGTAGCCGGGGAACTCCTCCTGTGTGCCCATCGGCAGGCGCGCGTCGCGGAGTTCGGTGTCCCGCTGGTGGGTGATGTCGCGAAGGACGAACAGGCGCGGCCTGCCGTCGCCTGCCACCTTCAGCCTGCTCGCCACCGCCTGGATTCCGTCGCTGACGCTCTTGTGCGCCGCTTGGGTGGGCAGGCCCAGATGCCGCGTCAAGGTGGCCCTGTCTTCGGCGTCGTGGTCGCAGATGATGGTCTGTGGTTTCGGTTCCAGCCACTTCCCGCCCGCGCTCGGCGGCGCCACGGCGCACAGCGCGTCCCGCGCGTGATCCTCCACCAGCCGCTTCGTGCGGTACTGCTCGGCGTACAGCCACAGCCGTCCGTCCGGGTCTTCGGCCCACCGTTGCAGCACGAACGGGTTGGTGAAACCGAAGTCGACCGACCAGAACACCTGCCAACTTGCTGGCGGCTTGCGGCGGCCATCGGGGAACGCGTCCACCAGATGGATGGCCGGGTCCCACCCCTCATAGATGACGCCTTCGGCCGCCGACCACTTCCCGTCGCACAGCCGGGCGCGCCGGATTCCGGTCAGTGCTCGCAGTTTGTCGAGGTACGCCTTGCCTTTGACGGTCTCCTCGCCGGTATCCGGGTCGATCAGTGTCGGATTGTCCGCGTGTCTGGACTCGATCATCAGGGTCTGGCCCTCATCGGCGCGGACCTTGAGCCAGTGGGTGGGGATGTCCGGGTTGCAGTCCGCGATGAGCTGCTGAAACGACATGGCACCGTTACGCAACCGGGTGGTGATGGCCTCCCAGTCGTCCGGGGTGAGTTCGGTGGCCTCCTGCACGTAGGCCACGTCGTACTCCGACGACATGATCCGTGTCGATTTGTCCATGCCGCCGATGACGAGTTCGCTGCCGTTGGCGTAGGTGAACCCTGCCGTACTGTGGTCGGTGCTTCCGTGCCACCTGCAGTCACCGGCCCCGATGGCGGCCTTCGCGACGTGCGCGCGGAAGGTGACCAGCGCGGTGCTCGTCAGTGAGGTGGCCGTCTTGCGGAGCATCAGGCCGCGCGCACCGGGGTTGGCGAGCATCATCAGGTGCATCTTGCGTAGGCACGCCAGCGACTTGCCTGTGCCAGCCGGGCCGGACAGCACCACTTCGGGGCCGCGCTCGGTGAACAGGCGGGCGGCGGCGCCCAGCGGGCGGTACGAGTCGACCAGTGCCGTGGTCACAGCAGGCACGCCAGTGCGAGCAGCGCGACGAACAGCAGCGGGGAGCGTAGGCACGAGGATCCGCGCACACCCCAGTCGGCGCCCGGCTTGCGGGTCATGTGAGTTCGCTCAGGTCGACACCTTCGACGGTGTACGTGACCTTGTGGGTCTGTTCGGTGGTGACTTGCATGCGTTGCGGCAGGGCGCCGAGTTCTTCGGCGACTGCTCGCAGGGCGCGGTGTTTGCCGCCCATCCACCTTTCGGGGTCTGCGTATCCGTCGCCTTCGTCGCTGGCGATCAGGCGTTCGTTGGCGCGCGTCACATCAGCCTGGTACTCGGCGATACGCGCCTCCTTCTTCGCGATCCACAGGCCGGCCGTCTCGTCGCCGGCTTCGGCGGCTACGGATTCGATCTCGGTGGCGTGGCGTTCGGCGAAGCGGCCGATGGTGCGTTGGTGCACGCCGTAGCGCTCGCCGAGCTCGTCTTGTGTGAGCGTGGACAGCGCGATTTCGCGGACCAGCACGCGGCGGACGCCTGGATGTTCCAGCGGCGCCTTGCCGCGGTTGCTGCGTGGCCGTGGCCCGGCTGGTGTGGCGCCGGGTGGTGGTGCGTCGCGCTCGCTGCCCTGCTCGCCGTCCATGGCGGCATGATACGACGGTCGGCGACCGGCGGGGGGTGGCTCTCCCGCCGGTCGGTGACCGTACGTGTGTACTGAAGCGTACGTATGTTCGACTACGGCGAAGCTAGGTCCGATCTTCGCGCGCCCGTGGCCGCGCCCGGATGAGGTCCATCTCGACCCGCCACGCCTCGATGGTGCGCGCAAGCCGCATCAGCAGCACGGCGAGCACGAACTGAGTCAGGGCCACCACCCACAGCGCGACTATCGTCACGGGCACAACAGCACCCCCTGCTCCAGGCGGGACGCGATGATCTCACAGTAGCGTTCGCTGGTCTCGACCCCGATGGCGCGTCGGCCCATCGATCCCGCCGTGACCAGCGTGCTGCCGCTCGGGTCGAGGACCGTA